AACATAATTGTAGCTATATACGGTATCGCTTACTTGCCAGCTTACATCTTGATTGCCGTAGCAATTTGCAATCCTATTATCACCTGAACTCTGAACCGTCGTTCCAAAGAAACCTGAATTAATGCACTTACTTTTTTCGATGTCAATCGTTCCGTCTGCTCTTATAATACAATTATTAACGTATAATCTCTGCAAGTCAAAATCAACTGCGGAACTTACATTGTCATTGAAGTTAATATTTTCTAACTTTGCTGTAATTCCAGTTTCCGAACTTGCTTCCCTTGCAAACGAACCAATTATATTAACTAATCCTTCTCCAACTAAATTAATCCAATCGGGTAAGACAATATCCTCTGCATAACCGTTCCCACTGTGTTGTCTGATTAACAGAGTTGCTCTGTTGCTTGAACTCAATATCATAAATTCCGGGATTTCATTAATTGCATAATTAATTGAATTGTAAATCTTACCTCTAATATTAGAAGGTTGAGCACTATCAATAATCATTGTATTGTATTGAATAGCTGAACCAATCGGCTGAAAGTTATCGCTTACCCATTTACGCCATACGTAATCATTTTGTGCAGGATTACCTGTAATGTATTTGCTTGCAGTTGTTTTAATTTTTAAGTCCTCAACTAAAACTTCACTTGCATTACTTCCTGAATTAAAATCAAACAACATTTTATTTGTGTTTTGGTATCCTGCTTTTAATCCGTCAACACCTCCGTTCGGCGGATTGCTTGCTTGCCTTATAATAAACTTCGGACTTGTAATTTCACTTGTTCCAACATCAACAATTAAATTACTCATTGTCTTTTGTCCGCTAATCCCTTGTGTTGTGCTGACTGTTACATAATCGCCAGCGGTTCCTGTTACGTAATTATTGTCGGCATAATTCTTATGTATTAAACTTCTTGAATTTAAACTCGCTTCTATTGCTGTAAGCGTTACCGAACCGTCATATCCGATAATATTAAATATAGTATCGCCTTGCCTATCAACTCTGTTCTCAACAAAAGCTCTTGAAGGCGGGTAATCGTCCTGTCCGTCGTGCTGCGATGAATTTCTGTATACAGCAAACGTTTCTGCTTTTGTAACCCAGCTCGTCCCATTGTAATATTGCACTTTCAAGTTCAAGTGTCCTTGATAATCAGCCCCGCCTGATGTAAATGTTATTTCTGGAATTTGAAAATTCCAAAATTGATATAAACCATTTCCGACTTCCTCCCAATCATCATAAGCAACTACACCGCCTGTATCAGCTCTTATAAAACGAACAGTTGAATTATTCAAACCTGTTATCGGCTCAAATTTTCCGTCAACAACCCTTGCAAATGTTATTGCAAGTTTTTTTATTCCAATATTAAAATCCTCTGACATATTTTTGTTTATTTAATATTTTTAAAATATTTATTCAAATTTAAAATTATATTATAACTAATGCAAATTCATCGTTCCATATTCCGAACGGCACGTAATTAATATTACTCCAATTTAAATCCTGAATTAAATTTTTTGTCATAACTTCTAAAACGACCAACTTATTATAAATGTATCTGTTTCTTTTATTGATTATCCCAATGTCAATTGCTTCATTGGTTATAACAACTTCGTAATTTCTCTGTGGTAAATCAACTCTTGGCGTAAAATTAACATTAAAACCTTGTTTTGAATACCTTAATACTTCCTGCAATCTTAATAAGTTATCAATTGTAATCCATTCATTATAGTGTAATGTCCATTTTAATCGCCATCCGATTTCTTTTTTGATAATCGTATAATCAATCAACGTATGTGATATATTAATCGGTATTGCAGTCTCAATTAAGCCTGCTTCGTTAGTTAAATCTAAAATAATTTCCTGAATTAAATTTTGATTTGAGTAAATTCTGAATTTAGATTGACCTATTGCATTCATTTTCTTATTAACAATAATTTTGTTTTTTGTTTTGTGAAATTAATTTCTCTATCCGCTACAGCAAATTCTGAATTTGAAAAAAAATTTATTTCCCTTGGCTCGCCAAATATATTATGAAATTTTATAACAATATTATCATCCGTTATTAATTGATTAACTTCAATCGATATTACCTGTCCGCTCGATACATTTAATATATCAATGAAATTTAATTTAAATTGTTCTGTTTTAATATAATCGTTGTAAGTTGACAATAACGTAAACCCTTGCCTTTTAAAAATTAAATCGCCAGCATTACCCTTGTAAGCAATTCGTCTTGCAGTTAATTGATTAGGATTGTATATGTCATTACTCCCGTCAGTTGCATTAACCATACACATCTCATCAGCAATACCGCCGTCTATATAAATTATTTTTTCATCTTTAATAAATTTTTTAAAAACAACTCGGATTGTGTTCCAATTTATATCGTGGTTGAATGCTGAATACCTGTAATGAATATCCGCCCATTCAAATTTATTAATTGCTCGTGTGTTCTCGTATTGATAGCCCCGCCCTTCAGAAGGAAACGGATATAAGCGATATACAACATTCCCGTCTGGATTGTATTCAACATAATCAAAAAATTTTGTTTCATTCTGCGGAGTTAATTTGTTTGTTATCATCGCAAACGGCAATCCTTGCGAATTATAAAACCCAATCCCTGTCATTATCTGACCGTCAGGGATGATAATATAATCGGCTTCCGGAATGTTAGTAGCATAAGTTGTTGAGTAATTTAAAACGGAATTTGAAAAATCAATTTCAAAAATATTATTAGTAAATTCAGCTCGATTTGCTAAAAAAAATGTATACCTAACTCCTTGCGTCTTGTTAATTTTATATTGCCAGCCCATTGAATTGCATACACTCCTTAACATTTGATAAGGACTAAATCCTGACCTTTGATAAAACGCATATCCCGAACGCATCCACCAGAAATTTGTATCACCACGGATATGAAATTGCGGGATGTTATTAACTTCATATTCCTGCCTTGAAATCCCGTAAGAATAATGAGTTTCAAAAATTCCTGTGCCGATTAATCGGCGGATAAATCTGTCAAGACTAATCGCAACAGCGTTTTCTCTGTTAATAAAATTCTTATTGCTGTCCTTCCAAGGTAACGGATGACCTCCGTAGAACATATCCTCGTGCGGAATTGCTTCTTTGTTTGAATAATATCTTTCAAATTCTTTATCAATCGATATACAAGATAACTCTAATATTTCGTCGTTTGAACTTAATTTAATATTATCCTGATTAACATAACCAATCCAAATTATTTTTCTTAAATACAATACTTCAATTTCGTAAATATGTCTGCTGATATCAATATCAATTCTGTATATATTGAAGTAATCTTTCATTATCCCGTTATTCTTAATCCCCGATAATGATAAATTCAAAGAACCTGCTTCTCCTTGCAGTGTAATTAAATCATTAACCTTGTCCATTATCGGCTTGGAATATGATAACACAACATCTCTGTCCTGAATTAAATATTCAGTTAATTCAATCTTATTACCAACAGCAATACGCTGATTAAGATTAAATAACGAACATTCCTTGATAGCAATATCAGAATTGAACCGATATAATTGACAATATATTCTCAATCCTTCAATCAACTTATCCTCCGCCAATTACGGTCTTGTTCGTATTCTTTAATTCCTGCTTTCATAAACTCTAACATTGGTAAGTTTGTTTTAATGTAAACATTAGTCTGCATTGCTTGCTGTCTTGGAGTTCCGTATTGATTAACTAATCCTCCAAGATTGTTAGCCAATGTTCCTCCTCCTGATACTCCTCCGATAGCTGTAACAGGATTAGCTAATCCAGCAATTGAATTCACAATATCAAATAATGAACTGCCAGTATCAAGAACCGACTTTATTAATGAAATAATCCTCCCAAATTCCGAATTCATTAAACCTGTCAAGCTTAACATCCTTCCAAAGTTATCAACCATTGTTCCAGTTGTATCAAGTATTGTCTGAAATCTTTTTCGTTCCATTTCATCAGCTTTTTCTTTCATTTCAGCTGTTGCATCAAGAAACGGAATACCAGTAGCTCGTCTGTTTGGCAGCAATACAGGCGGTCTTACTACTCCAGGCTCTAATGTCTTTGGCTCTAACTTCTTTAAATTAACAAGCTTACCAATTTTGTCAGTTATTTCTCTTTCTTTTTCTAATAACTTTATTTTTTGTTCAATTGTGTTGTTTTCATTTTTAAGAGAATTAATTTTTTCAAGCTGCGTAACTAATATCTCAAATTTTAATCGCTGTTCGAGTTGAGCTAATTTAATTATATTATCAATAGCTTCAATTTCTTTCTGAATTAAATCAACAGTTTCCTTTTGTGTTTGTCTTGCTTGTTTTTTCGTTTCTGCTTTTTTCTTTTCTTTTGTTCCTGCTTCAGCTTCAGGCTCTCTTGCGGTTGATTGTTTTCTGCTAATATTATCTTGTGTTTGAGGTAAATCCAATAACGCAGTCTCTGCTGTTAATATCGATGAAGTCAGCCAATCAAACACTCCAATTAATTCTGTTAATGCTGAACCGATTACAGGAATTGAATTATAGAATTCATAAAACGCATTTCGTAAAGCAAGTATTTCAGATTTAGCTTCCGGAATTTTATTTTTAATTTTTTCAATTTCAGAAAAAATATTTTTCAACGCAAAAACAGGCGTATTTAATGTTGACAATAACCAAATAAATCCTTGTCCTAAATCTTTTACTCCAATTCCTAAATATTTAATTGCTTGTGTTAACGGATTAATAACATCAGCAATCCCTGCTCCCAGCCCTTCTGTTAGCTCACCCCATATATTTTCTGTCTGCTGGATTTGTCCCTGTGTTGTATTTGCAAGCGTCTCGCCAAGTCCTTTATATTTATTTGCAATGATATCAACCGCCGCACCGTTGCGTAATTGTTCTTCAGTTAAATCTTTTAATGAACTATCCAGCTTGCCAAACCTCCCGATTGTTCCTTCAAAAGTTTGGTCAAGTTTCATAACAACACTAATTAAGTCCTCTCCTGTTACAGCCGACAAGTCAATTGCTGCCTGAACTGTCTTGCGTATCTGCTCCTCTGTTCGTCCTTGAATTGCAAGAAATGATTGTGCCTGCATAATGACTTCATCAGGGAATATTGAACTCTCTTGTAAACGGCTTGCATCTTGGATTAATCTGTCAAGTGAACCTGTTGAATTATCCACTGCAAATTTTAATCTTGTCAAAGCAGTCTCCTGCTGCATAAATGCCTGCAATGAAGCAGTTGCTAATCTTGTCATTGCTGTAACAACAGCACCAATCGCAATCGTGTATCCAAACGCTGAACTCGTCATCGATGCAAATCCTGCATTAGCTGAAGTGCTTACTTGTTGAGTTGCAGAACTTATCTTTTTAACTTCAGCACCCGTTCCAGCAAGTTTAGACTTAAACTCGTCAATCTGTTTATCATCAACAGTTACAATGAATTGTAATTTATTGTCAGCCATAAGTTATATATTTATATAATAGTTATCCTCTGTCAAGTAAATGAACATTCTCAATTGCTCCGTTCATCCTAATTAATTTTTCTGCAAGAATTTTTAATTTATTTTTTGTATCGTCGGAAATTTCCCATTTAAAATATTTCCCTGCTTTAATCCCTTTGACAAATGATTTTTTTCTTACAATTAATTTCATTGTTCCCATATCAACCCAAGCAAGTGCTTTTTTCCTTCTTGGTTTAATTAGATGCGGTTTAGTCCCGTAGACAAGATACTCAGCCACTTCATTGCTCCGCTTCCCTAATATATAAACAATTCTGTTGCGGTTATCCCTTTTCCATTTAATATCTTTAATTAATCTTGAAGTCCTTTGCGGAGTTTTTGCTGAAATATCTGCATGAATTATTCTTGCCATTGCATCTAACTGCATATCGGTTAATTTATCAATCTGCGATGAAATTTTTTTATCTTTCAGGTTTATTTGAAAGTTCATTTTCTTTTAATTTTGATTTCATATAGTCCGACAGATACCAGCTCGATGATAACAAGCTTGCCTGTTCGATTGCTTCCAGTTTAATCTGTTCAGCTTGATACAATTTTATAAACTTATTAATAAAATTTCTAATATCGTTGATTGCTCGTCCGCTTAACTCCCATTTAAAATATTTGCCTGCTTTAATTCCCTTGACAAATGATTTCTTTCTTACATAATAAGTTAATGTATTAAAATCAATCCAAGCTAATGCTTCTTTGTTCTTAGGTAATATGTAATGCGGTTTAGTCCCGTAGACTAAATAGCTTGCTACTTCATTGTTACGCTTACCTTCAATGTATAATATCCTATCCCTTCCCATTCGTTTCCATCTAATCCCTGACAATAATTGTCCTGTTCTTACAGGAGTTCTCATTACTATATCTGACTGCATTATCCTTGCAAGCCCATCTAACTGCATATCTGTAAGCTGATTTAATTTAGCTTGCGGAAACAATTTTCTTAAATGCATTTCAAATCTTTTCATTGTTCAGGTTTTGTATTAATATATTCAATAGCATCTTGTAATTTAATTCTCCAATAGAATAATTCGCTGTAATTTCCAGCTTCTTTGAAATCAATTCCGTAACGTTTAGCAATATAATCAATCATACTGAATATTACTTCTGTATCAGGAATATTAATTTTGTTTTGAGTTTTTGCTTCATTAAAAATATATTCGTATGCATTAATATATTCATCTACTTGTTCTCGTTGCTTTTTGAATAAAAAAAAAGATTATTCAGGCACTGATAAATAAAAAATGTATCTGAATAATCAATCTTGCTTAAATCGCCAGTCAAACATTTTTCAAGTAACGGCTTAACTTGGTTAACATCAGCCATTACTCGGATAACGGCACTGTATTTATATTTTTCTTTTAATTTTAAAACATCATCAATTTGCTTTGTCTTTTTTTGTAAATGTTCAGCAATATCAATTTCGGTTTTCTTGATAAGTTCCTTATAATTAATGCACTTATCAGGGTCGGTTTCTGTTTCTAATAATTTTCTCCGTTGCTCGTTAGCTGTAACATAAATATTATATTGATTTTCCCAAGCATCTGCTTCGGTAAAATCAATACCGTCCCGCTCCGCTTGCTGAATATATTTAAAATAAATTGTATCAATTTTTGTTTGAATATCAATTAACTCTAAACAATTATTTAAGTTAAGCGGTTTATATTTGAATTCAACTCCATTATGCTGAATTGTAATTTCCTGCATTAATCAAATTTGTTCTTTTGATTTTTTTTCTGCAAGTTTTACCCCCGCCTTAATAAATTCATTCGCTTCTGCTTCTGTTAATTTAATTTCGCTTTCAGGCGGATAAAATTTCTGTCCGTATTGCCATCCTTGCTGTTCTTTTACAATATAAGTTTTCATTTAATCCCCCTTATACATTAGTTTCTACAATTGCGAATTCTGTATTAGCGGATATTGTAACCGCAGTCGCTTGAATTGATATTGACAACGCAGTCTCAATTGCTGATAAATCTCCTGCTGTAAATGTTACGGATGTTTCAGGGGCTAACGATACTGCTTCATATTTATTAGAGTTAGCGGCTCCCGGGAAGTTTAAATTAATTTGTCCTTTGCCTTTAACAATCCTAAAAAATTCTTGGTGCTTCCCTCCGACTACTCCAGCATATTTATATTCAAGCATCCTCTGTTCATCGATATTGTAATAAAAGTTTATTAATGTTTGTCTATCCCTTTCCATTAATATCGCTTCTCCTTTTACCGAACGGTCATTGCTTTCTCCTCTTACAATCCCGTCCTCTGATTTGAATTGCTCGGTATTAATATCCGTTGTGATTGAACTGCTTGCGATATTACCGAACTTAAAACAATTCGTATTAGCGGTTAATGTTGGCAGTGTATAGTTCGTATTCAGAACTGCTAATGCCATTAAGTTACCGCCTTTATTGTTAATTGACATTTTTTATCCTCCGTTTTAGTTTGCGTTAATTGCGGTTAAAAAATTTAAAACTCTGTTGTAAAAATTAGTATGTTCAGAACTTGTTAGACTTCCTCCAATGAATGCAAGTGCATATCGTTTGTTGGAGAATCTGTCAGCTGTTCCATTGAAATTTCTTGCGCCGATATAAAATTCAAGTTCGGAAGTATTCGATGACGGAATAGAAGGTGTTGCCATTACCGATCCATTCTTGAATATTCTATATTGCGAACTACTGAATCTGTCCAACGCATAGAATCCAACTGCATTAGTATTAGAATAATCCGGCGTTGATCCATTATCATTGATTGAACTATACAATCGATTAGCCCATCTTACATATATCATACTGTAACTACTTCCAGCGAACGTTGATGCAACTCCCATATCCACTGAACTTAAAGTTTCGTTGTAATCAGTATTCACATACAAGCCAAAGCTTGCAGAGTTCAAGTTATAATTCAATTGATGTCGTGGTGCAGTACCGGTTCGCAAGTAATTACCTGTTGAGGTTGTATATCCACGATCGATTGTGAATACCGGATTACCAACTGGAACTAAGTTGTATTTATTCTGTTTAAGATTTTTGTTTGCTTGCTGTTGTGTCTCTGCTGCCATTATCCATAAGCTATCTAACTTATTCCAGATACCATCAGTCTTCAATCCCTTATTAAAGCTATCCATCAACTCTATCCTTGCACTCGAAGGTTGAGGTGATAATCCTTCAAGCCATTTGATCAGATCTTCATCATAATTCAATTCATTTACTGTGAAATTCCTTGTCTCACTCCAGTTCGAATATCCGGATGTATTCCATCCTCGCACGCGCCATTGATAAGTTAATCCGTTGGTTAATAATTTGTCAATTGGTATTGTATAAGAACTTGTAAGTAACTTATCCTCATATACCACAACTTGTCCGTTATGAGTAATTTCAATCTCATATCTTAACGCATTCCCGCTCCAATCGAATGACTGCTGTAACTTACCATTAGTATAATTGTTGTCCGGACTGACGAGATTAATTGTTATTAAATCATTGATTTGGGCAGTTTGAAATTCAAGCCTAAAACTAATCTCCGGCTGTAGGAATGAGCCCGATATGTTATCTAAATCAGATACTCTGATGTCATCGGTGTTAATAATTTCTTTTATATCATTAATTATTCCTTGAATCTTGGTAACCGCTGCGGAATAATTATCAATATTCTTATATAATCCGAAGCTCATCTGAATTATATACTCATATGCATTAGTCATTGCCTCGTTGTTCTGAACATTAATTGATCTGACTGACAACTGATAGACATTATCGAGCACTGCTGACGGTAAGTCATCACGTCTGAATTCTAAATCAGTCTCATTAATTCCATAATCAGTCATTATTGAGTGGATTATATTTCTTATGTTGTTATACATTCAGATCAAAATCATTATTGTTATCAATGTATTCGAACTTACCATTGGTAATTCCTCTGAACTCTTTCAAGTTGTGCATGATCAAGCGAGCTGTATTCTGTTCCGGTAATACCTCAAGAGATTTATTTAAGTAATCATTAGCTATCTTGTAATTTTCTGTTGCCGATACAAAATAATAATTGCCCAAACTCGAATATACCCGTGCTAACATTGCAGGCGGTAATTTATCGTGCTGTAATGAAAGATTTAAATTCAATAAATGATTTGAATAATCCTGCAAATAAGAATAAGCCGCCGCAAGATAAAAATATTTATAAGGCATATCTACAAACTTCAATGCTTTAATTATTCTTTCAGCTTTACCGATTTTGTTTTGTTTTGTTTTCAAATAAATTCCTTCTGCTGTTCCAAATTCAAAACCAATTTTAGCAATGCTTTCGTCTGGAGTTTCGTGAACAATATTCTTATAATGTATTCCCAATTCGTTGTGCCATAGTCTCGTTGTTAATATCTTTACCTTCTCACTCGTTCCTTCAAGCTCTGTAATCTGCCTGAATCGCCAAGCTATATTTTTATCCCCATATTTTTTAATTAACAATTCAAGCTTATTATAATCCTCCAATACTTCATCCGCATCAATAACTAATATCCAATTTCCTGTTGCTTTGCTTAATGAAAAATTTCTTGCAAAAGCAAAATCAAAAACCTTTTCAAATTTTAATCCGTCTAAAAAATATCTGTTAAACTTTTTTCTGAATAATTTTTTATTTGAATGATTAAAATTTTTCACAACATCAATTGTATTATCTGTGCTGCCAGTATCAACAATAACAATTTCATAACATTGTTTAATACTATCTAATGTATCAGCTATTGTCTTACTCCCGTTCTTAACTATGATACAAGCACTGACTGCAATATCCTCTATCATAGCATATTCCTCCTGTAAGGATTATATAAATGAAGCAATCCCGATAGCATTAATACAGGAGTAACAAATAAGTTGTTTAAATCGGAGTTTATAATAGTTGATAAGAATTGAACAGCCATAAGAATAACTATCGGGAAGCTCCATTGATAAAGTCTAACTGTATCTGTTGCAAATAATATCATCAAATAACCTGTTACCAAGGGGAGTAACGTCAATGGTTGATTGATTGAATTAATTATTCCCAAAATTCCAACTCCCCAAGGTAACAGCATCACTTTATAATCAAATAATAAATTGCGATGAAATTTTATTCCAGCTGATAACGGACGCTTTGCGATTTCATCCCCTCCTAAAAAGTCTTTATCAGCTTTTTTGAACAATAAAAATCTGATTAGCACAGCAATCAAAGGAATTAAGAATAAATAATTTAATGTTATCAAGAAACAAAACACAAAAACCTTTTCGTTTGCCATTGTTCCAATAACAGCTGTTAATATTGCTAATTCAATTAGTCCTAACTCATATAAATATATAGCAGTTAGCATTGTCATCATTCCAAAGCCGTCTGTTAAATATTTCCCATAAAAATTAACAATTGTAACTCCCGGCAATCCCAGTAATAATACTGAGCCAAATATCGCAAATGGTTCAGAAATATTTTTTAATATTAAATAATTATACATTATTAACGGCATGACAATTAACGGAATTAATGTAAACAAATTCCATAATAGCTCTGATTGCCTGCATAGATAAGGCAACAACCACCGCAGATGATAAGGCATAATTAATTTATTGCCTGAATAATATCGTCTGCCGTCAGGAGTAATTTCAACAGCCTCCCTGTCTATATCAAGATACAGCAATATTAAATATACAATTGTTATTAATAATACAATAATCATTTAGCCGTTGTTTTGAACTTCACAGGTTCATTTGTAAAAAATACTCTGATTAAAATATTAACAACAATATTAATGGTTAATAACGTCTCCGCTGGAATAAATGATAACACTTTTAATTCATCGCTTAATAATACAATTGCTGATAATACATTAAACCAAACTGTTTTTGAAAGAAACACATTTTTTGATTGTTCCATAATTTTTTTTATTTATTTTTTTTAGTTTTCATTTCAGTTAAGATATCGTCAAGCTTGTCATCAATCTTTTCTAAACTTTTTTCAAGCCTTAATACTCTTTCCTTTAAGTGATTTAATTCAATTACATTTTCCTTCTTATCGCTGTCAACTCTTGCATCAAGTCTTGTGAACGTTACAATAAATCCAATCACAATTATTGTTAACTGCAGTATTGAACGAAAGTCCCAATTGTTCCAAAATGTTTTTTTATTTTCCGTCATCTTGATATTTCTAAATTATTCGTTTGCAACTGATTTGTTTTACTTGGTTTAAATGCTCTGAATAAATCAGCATACTTTAAAAAAAACATTTCTGACTTGACTGCATAATTATCATCAGGATTAACAGACAAATCAGCTAATATTATTTCAATCCATTTGTAAGCAAAAAATAAATCAAAAATAGTTTCAACTAAATAAACTTTTTCATAATTTCCTGTTGCTTTATAATACGAATAACTTTGATTAAGTAACTCCGTTTTAGTTCCCGCTCCTGTAAAATTCAAAGTTAAAACATTTTCAAAATTATTATTATCATTGCTTGCTTGGATTATTATAGTTGCGGTTACTGTTGCAGTTGCAACAACTCTTAATCTGTTAAGCTCATCCTCAACAGCTTCATTGCTTAACTCAAGCTCGAGCATTAACTCTCTTACATCATATCCCTTACGAATGAAATCATTAATGACAATTTGCTCAGCTTTTTCCTTTTGTTTCGAAAAATCTGTTTCATCTAAACGCAAATATTTTTCAAGTGCTGGAATAAATCCTTTCAAATATTGCTGATTTACATAATTTTTAAGCATTTTTTTGTTTTTTTAAAAGGGGCGTTTAAGCCCCTTACTTAAAATTAATTAATTAAACAAACGCAAATGCTGTTACATTAGCAGTGCTTGCAGCTGAACCTGTTATTGTTACGCTTAATCTAACATATCTGCTCGTGCTTGAAGCAGGTAAAGTAAACACGTGCTCGCCTGCTGCTGTTAATGCAGGCAACGTTAATATATTAGTCGTTGGTGCTGTTGCTGTTCCTGATACAACTCCGAACTGAACTGTTGTTGCAGCTGAACCTGTTAATGTATTCAGCTTAGCAGCAACTTCAATCGGTGAACCTTTTGCGTAATCAACATTTTCTAAATCGAGTTCGCTTGTGTAACCGCTTGCTGTAAAAGTAACGGCATCAGAAAAGTATAATTTAGCGTCTGCTCGTCTTGTTATTTTGTTATAACTCATTTCTTAATTTCTCCTTTCGTTAATTAAGTTTCGTTGTCAGAAATATTGTCATCAAGATAAATCGGTATACCATCGTAAGTTGCAACAAGATTTTTAACATCCCTATCTGCTGGCATAAATTGTAATCCGCTTGTCTTGAATGAGTTAAATATTTTTAATCCCGTTCTATTGACAAATATCCCGCTTGGAACAAACGGCTTCATTGCAATAATGACACTGTCAACCGTTGACATTGAAGGCGGATTGCTTGCATTGATTTTTGCAATTCGTCCGACTGCTCTTGTGTCATATACGGCAAATCCTAACATTGCCGATATTTCGGTTGTATAAAATTGGTTCATCTTGCCGTTAGCTCCCGGTAAGTATTGAATACCTCTGTCAATTAATTGCAAGTTCTGTCCTTGTGTTACAATTCCTTCGATGCCCCTTGATACTCCTTGAATTGTAGCTGCACTATCAAATGAAACAATGTAAATTGAAGTCTTGCTGCTTGAAGCTGTTCCTTCTGCATAAGTGCTAACAGCAGTTGAATTGACTATTGTAGCAATTCCGTCGGGAACAGTTGGGTCTGCTTGATTATCGCCATAGAAACAATGATACGAAAATAAATTGGCAAGCGCGTATAAATGGCTTCTATCCTCCTCCTCACGAAGTAATGCAACTCCATCAGCAGAAGTGCTTGCAAGTGCAACATCAACGATTGAACGTGAGTTATACAGATAAGTTGAATAGCGTTTATCAACAACAGTGGATTTAGTCGGGTCAATTCCGTCGTTGAACTTACGTGTTTGAACGACAGGCTGCTCTACTCTGATACCAACCTTGTATGAACCTCCGATTATTTCTCTGAATCGTAAATTCTGAAACCATTGGTTGACTTTTGAGACTGCTTCAACTAATCCAACTGTCCTATCGTTACCGCTACGTTTTGCGATGTCTAATAATGTTATTCTATCCATAATTTTTTAATCCTTTTTTAAAATTTGTTTAAGTGCTTTTAAAATAAATAAGTTAATTAATTCATAACATCAGGCTTACTGTAATCCGTTACCCAATTACCTGCTTGCGATGTCATCCGACTATCAGGCGGGGCAGGTTTGTTTTCGGTTTTAACCGTCTCAATAAATGCCTCCACATCATTGAGGTCAAGTTTTTCGGCAATTGACTTAAATTTATCATCTAAACCTTCAAGCAATTTTTCTTTTTTTGTTTTCTTATAACTTTCCCATTCGTCTGCTTTTGATTTGTAAGAATTAAATTGCTCGTTTAATTCTCTGAACTTTTGTTTCGCTTCGTCTCGTTCTTTAATCAATTTTTCTAAATGCTCTGGCTTTTCTTTGCTTTCAAGTTTAGCTGTTAAATCAGAATTCAATTGCTTCAATTCAGATAATTCATTTTCGTAAGCCTTTAATTTTTCTTGAAGCTCTGAAACAGATTTATTTGAAGCCTCCGCTTCACTTAATTTCTGTTCAGTAGCTTCCAACTTTTTTGTAAGTTCAGCTACAGTCGCCTCCGCTTTCTGTAACTTATCTTGTAATTCTTGAATATCCATTGTGATTATAATTTAATATTTTATAAAATTAATTTTTCTTTGACTGTTGACAATTATTTTTTCTTGTTCTAAAATAATATCAACCAAATCCTCAATATCCTGTTTTGAAATATCTCTTGATAAAATATTCTTTTTAAATATTTTATCAGCTTCAACGCTTACACTTTCCTTTAAATTGAATAAATCCTTAATTCTTATACTCGGCTCAATCTTTTCATTATTTATTTCAGCTTTTTGTTTTGCCATTTTTTTTGTTCTAAAATAAAAAATTATTTTTAACTTTCAAAATTAGTTTTTTCAATTCTTTCAATTTCAGCTAATATTTGTTCGTCCGACATCCTTGGATTGTTAGCTTTAATGTAATCGTATTTTGTTGTTAGTTTGTTATCAAATTCAAATTGCCACTTCGCTAACTCCTCCTGTAATGATAATTTATTTTTCTGTTCCAAGAACCAAACATCTAATTTTGAAGTATCAGGAATTTTATTTTTTCTATGTGCATTATTTATAATTTTAATTACTTCAAATAATCGTTTTTCGAAATCAATTAATACATTCTCATCAGATTTATTATTAATCTCTGCTTCTAATCCTTCAATAGCTTTTGCAATCCCTGATTGAGTTTTATTTTCCATTGACGATACAATGCTTGACAGTCCGTAACTCATCATTGTTGTTTCTCTGTCCTTCGAAATATTTTCTTGCAAATCAATTAACGGTGCATTAGGATTAATGCTTTCAAGACTTGGCGGGATACGATTACCTGATTGAGTTGCATCCTCAACAGCTACAATGCTTGAAGGTGATATTTTTATCTCATCAGATTTTCCTATATTAATTCCAAACAATATCCCTAATCCTTGATAATAACTAATTAAACGCAGATTTGCTTCATCAATGTTTTGCCAGATGTTTAATTCAACTAAGTCTAACAATCCAACCCCGCCAAAATAGTTATCTAATTCATCCCCAAAGCGCAGCGTAACTGAAGGAATAATTCCGTAGGGATTTTTAAAGCTGCCATCTTCAAATAAACTTTCTTTTTGTCCATTGATTAAATAATAACATTCGTCATTAGTCCATATTTCTTTTGCATTAACTAAATTATAGTTCTTATTTAACGCAACATCATAAATAACTGCTTCACGTTCAAGGGGGTTGTTTTGTTTTTCAATTACAGAATAAAAGTTTGGCGTCCAAATTCTGAAATCAATTTTATCTGTCTCAGGGTTATATCGAACTCTTACATCAACACAACTCATTAACTTGGCAAGCTGATATACTTTAGTTTCAATTAAATAATAATTATCATAAACATCTGTTTCAATTAATTCGTTTGTTGCGATGTTCCTTATACTCCTGTCAACTCCGTTAATATACGCCGTGCATAAGTTGATTAATGTTTTCCTTACGATATCCTTGTGATTAAAAAACATTTTCTCTAAAGTTTTAGCGCTGAATATCTTGCTTGCATATAGTCTGCAGTATCCTTCTATCGCTGTTTTATCTTTAACAAAAAAATTGTAAAGCATTTCAGCTTTACGTTTTCTGTTGCTGTCGGAAATATAAAATATCTTATTGATGTCTATCATTTGTTATACGGCTTCATAATAAATTTTGGGTTTTGAAATATTTTTCCCCGCTAATAATCCCAACATAACAGCCCATGCTCTGTCCCCGTGTCCTTCTGCTGTCCGTTCTGTTTTATAACTGACCTTGTTCGCCCTTGAAACTGCCCTCGTGATTGAGTGAAAGTCCGATATTAGTTTTTTGTCGTCGTAAATTTTAAATTTTCTTGTTTCAAATAATTTTTTTGCATTAACAATTAATTCATTAACGATATTATTCGTGAACATTAACCCTTCAGCCTGAACGTAATTTCTTTCTAAATCCTCCGCCAATTGCATTCCTATTCCTGTTTTATCAATATAGATTTTAACAGGATTAGCATCATAAATTATTTGATTGATTATTTTATATTGTTCATCAAAATTTTTTTCTTTTAATGCTTCCAGATTTTTTAAAAAATAAATATTCCCTATCTTGGATATTATTGCAATTACGGTATTGTCATTATGTCTGCCTATATCAATTCCTATGTAGTTCTCCGTATCGCTGGGCAAATCGTAATCGTCAATTGCACTAATTAATAAATCGTAAGGAAAATATGCAGATGTTTCGTCGACGAATTCACATAGATATTCTTGTCGGAATGTTGTCTCGTCGATTGAATTCTTGATTTCGGATATATCGAGATCAAGTCCGTTGTTGATGGCGTCGTAAATAGTTATACGCTTTCTTTTGAATCCCTGATGCCGCCAATATTCGTGGTTAATCCTGTAAAATAAGTTTTTATTCCCCAATCCTGTTGAGATAATCTTAATCTTATATCCTCTGGTAATACATCCGATTGAAGCTGAATATACTTGCTCATCATTTCGATGAAATGCGAATTCATCTAATATTATATCGCCGTTAAATCCTCGTATCGCAACTGGGTTGCAAGGCAGGCAAAATATTGCCTTATCGTTATGGGCAAATCTTTTCTCCGTTTTTGTGTCAATTGTAAGTCTTAAATTTTTGAGAGAATTTATTTTTCTGAAAATTTCTAAAAACCTTTCAACATAGGTCATTATTATATTGGATTGCCGTTGCGAGCTCGAAACAATCAATTTATTTGTGTTGTTCAAAACGCAATCAAAAACTGCTTCGTATCCCGAAGCAAATGACATTCCTATCTGTCTTGATTTATGCCAAATGCTCATCCGATTCTTATCGTTAACATATTTAATCTGATAGGGATACAGCATTTTTGTTTTTGGAATTTTTTGTTTTTGGAAAATTCTTGTTTTCGAAAATCTGCTGGAGTTCTTGCTTGGCTTCTTGGATATTCAATATTGTATGCTCGTGTGATACACTATCCCTCCAGCCCGCAACGTTCTTTAATGCAAATATCACAAATGCTGAATTAGAGGATTTGCTTAATCCTAATTTAACAAGCTTGCTCTCCTGAATATCCTTAGCAATTTTATAGGCGTTGTTAAATTTTTCGGACAGCTGACAGAATTTCCATAAATAGTCCGACGGAAAGCCATTTACAATCGCAAAATCCTTAATCCAGAAAATTTTATTATCAGGTGTGATAAATTCAAGAAGTTTATCAGCAAGTTTATCGCAGAACTCTTTTGTAAATTCGGGGTTACCTTTAATTCGGACTGTCTTCTTGATATACATTGTATAAAGAAAAATAAAATGAAAGTAATCAGTAGTTTCTGCAATAATAGAAACTATACAAAATTAATACTTATTTTAAATTTTGTCAAATCAATTATATTATTGGTTTTAGTTTATTACGGATAAACATCTCTAAATCATTATAATTTTTAATACAAAAAATATCTCCTTGCCAATATTTATAAAATTTCAACTGAACTTCTGTAAATTTTCCTTTTTCATTTTTAATTTCAATTAAAAAATTTTTTCTGTTTTTTGAAACAATTAAATCCGGAAAGCCCCTTCCAAGCACTGAAACATCAAAAACAGAATAACCTAATTTTTTGAAAGCATTCATAATTAACCTTTGATTATTATCTGTTCGTTTCATTTAATTTAATTTTAACTCCTCTTTATTAAATGAAACAATTGTTCTGAGTGCTTCAATCTGAGTTTCAATTACAGAGTTGAGTTTTTCTAATCTGAATATTATTGTATTTGCTTCCTTACAATAAATAGCTAACCTATCTCTATATTCGTATTGCTTCATTTGTGTAATATAACTTTCGTAAGTTCTTATAAAACTTTCAACCTTATTAAGCCGCTCCGCTTCCCATTGTGATAATAATTCGTTTATTCTCGCTTTAAAAACACTTAACTGAAATAAATATTCTTTCATCGAATTAATATCACTCCCCCAACCTTTATTAAGAATTTTTTCAATTTCGTTTAATTCAATATCAGCCTTTTCAATCATTAGCTATGCCCTCCCCGCTTGTTTTATTTCCTTCGTCAACAGAAGGCACGGCAATAAATGCATCAGGGTAATCCCTCACAATAGGAATTTTGTTACTTGAAAAATAAACTCCATAGCGAAACATCCTAATCGGATTAAACTTTTCTAAAAATTTTTCCTTCTCGATGCATTTACCCGTTCTAACATTGTAAATGTATTGAGTAAGCTGTTTTTTTGTTTTTAATTTATAAATCATTTTTTTTCCTTTCATCTTGAATTTATCTTGAAAATGTTTTAAAACCTTTTTGATTGTATTCGTACGGAAACACTAAATATAACTCGCCGTTCCGGTATAATGTTTTAAACCAATTCCCTTGTTCATCCTGCCAATCCCTTGTGCTGTCGCAGTCATAAACTATTCCGTTGTAGTCTTGAATTAACAGCGGATAACGGTTCGGGTCTTGTTTTTTATTTTTATTATCAAAATTCGGGGATAATGGGTCATTGTAACAACCAATTAGTATTAATGCTGCGGTAATAAATATTTTTATTTTCATAGTTTTTATAAATTAAATTTCTTTATGATAATCAAATTTAAATTGTTTCATTTCTTTTAAAGTTTCCTGCATTGATTTAATTCGCTGTTCAATATGAGTAATTGTTTCCTCCATTTCAAAATGATTACGTGCATAGAAATAACCTCTCTCATTGCTCCCAATCGGGTAACCTTGTCTTCTTAAATAACGGACAATAGCTCTTACTTTCGTTCCTTTTATTTTTAAACCTGCTTCAATTTTTTTTGAACTAATCGGGTAATTGATATTATATTTTTTAATTCCTTTTAAAAATAACGGAATTAATTTTATTTCATCTTTTGAAAGCTGTAAATCCTGATTTTCAAATGATTTCATTTTATTTTTTTTATTATTTATAAATTCCTAATAGCTCTAAAGCAGTTGGCAATTCTTTTTCGGTTTTAAATGCTTTAAATTTTTCAACTTCTATACTTATCGGTTCGCCGTTTTTCTTATACTTAATTAAACCAAATACATATACTCTTTTACCAAAACAAGCAAGTGCCTTATTCATTAATTCTTCACTGAAATTACATCTTACAGGTTTATCGTTTATAAAATCACATATAACAAAATGAAGCTTTTTTCTTTTGTTAAGAATTTCTAATTTCCCTTCTAAACCTCCGTAATCTTTCATTTTATTTTTTTATTATTTTAATTTTTTAATGCTGTTTCGAAAACTTTTGCATAGCTTGCAATTAAATTAGCCCTGTCTAATCCGTTGATAATCTTACGTGCATTCACGTAATCAGTTTTTGTGTTGTTAATATAATCGTTCAACTTCTTGCCCGTGAACAATCCCTTCGTCATTCCTTCGTATAAGATCTCCCAAGCTGTTTCAGGTTCAAGAGCCTTGTTCG